ACAACTGGCAGAGCAAAGTATCTTTAATACGGTGCAGATGCCTGCGTTCCGTAAGAACCAAACGGGAACCATGACTAGCGGGAATAAGTATCTGGCGACTCCTTCTGATTGGTTGGCTACATTTAGTCTTGCGGTGATTAATGCGGCGAATGAATACCATTACCTTTTGAACAAAGATGTTAACTTTATCCGTGAATCGTACCCCGATACAGACGCTGCGTTCTATGGAGAGCCACAGTATTACGCCATTTTTGACGACAACACATTCATTCTTGGACCTACTCCAGACGCAAGTTATGCAGTAGAATTACATTACTTTTACTACCCAGAGTCCATTGTTACAGCGGGCACAAGCTGGCTTGGCAATAACTTTGATTCTGTGTTGTTATATGGTGCATTATTAGAGGCGGCTAACTTTATGAAGTCGGACACAGATGTTATTACAAACTACAAAGCCCGTTTTGACCGTGCTATGGTAGAACTCAAACAATTGGGTGATGCTAAAGACCGTCAAGACGCCTATAGAAGTGGACAAGTGAGGTATCCAGTCAAATGATTAGCGTACAAGGGCTAGGCGAGTCTAGCGGGATTCAAGTGGCAACTAAAGACTTTGGCGGATTTACCCCAGGGGAAGTTGCTGAACGGGCATTAGATAAGATTATTCAGGTAGGGGATCAGTCCCACCCTTTGGTTCGGGAGCAAGCATTGGCTTTTCGTAATCATATTCGGGAAGTACTAGTCTTTTACATGAATGAAGCGGTAAAATTTGATCGTGTAACACTAGCTTACAAGCTACGGGAAGCTGGTCATCCTGAATTAATTAAACTTTTAGAGGAGTAAATCATGGCGTTTTCGGGGAATTTCATGTGCACCAGCTTCAAAGTAGAGCTGATGAGAGCAGTTCACAACTTTACAAACGGTACTGGTAACACGTTTAAACTGGCTTTGTATGACAACTCAGCGTCCTTTACGGCTGCTACGACTGCTTATACAGCTACAAACGAAGTGGCTGCATCTGGTTCTTACTCTGCTGGTGGTGGGACTTTAACTAACGTTACTCCAACGTCTTCGGGTACTACAGCGTTTACTGACTTTGCTGACTTATCGTTTACGTCTGCAACCATTACGGCTTATGGCGCAATGATTTATAACGACACAGCAGCTGGCGATCCTTCTGTTTGTATTCTAGATTTTGGCGGAGCTAAGACTTCGACAGCTGGCACGTTTACTGTGATCTTTCCTACTGCTGATGCTTCTAATGCAATTATACGTATTGCTTGATTTGTGAAAAAGTGCTTAGTCTGTAATAAAGAAAAACCATTGAACGAGTTTTATAAGCGTATTGATTCGCCCGATGGTTTTCGTAACGACTGTAAAGAGTGTCGTAAACAGACTTCGCTTAAAAACTTTTATGAAAATCAAGAACATAAAAACGCAAAAAATATGGAAGCATATTGGAGGCGCAAGGAAAAAATACCTAATTTATGGGAAAATGTTTATGCTAAAAGGCGAGAAAAAAGCCTTCAGCAATCAAAAGCCTATTATGCGGATAATTCTGAGGTAATAAAAAGCCGTCAGCGTTTGTGGAGTAAAACAAATCGTGGTACCGCAAATGCACTAGGAAGAATGTATAAGTTAAAAAAACGTAACGCAACACCAAAATGGTTAAATGAAAGTCAACTTATTGCAATAAAATGTAAGTACCAAGTTGCTGCTATGTTAAACATTCATGGGGTTGAGAAATGGCACGTAGATCATATAGTTCCCATAAGGGGAAAAGATGTATGCGGTCTTCACGTTCCTTGGAATCTGCAAGTAATTCCTGCTAAACAAAATTTATCTAAAGGGAACAGAATATAATGGCTCTTGTAGTAGCAGATAGAGTACAGGAAACTACCAATACTACTGGTACTGGTACGCTCACTCTTGCTGGTGCGGTAGCTAGTTATCAGTCTTTTTCTGTAATTGGTAACGGGAATGAAACCTATTACACCATTATTTCTGGTAACGATTGGGAAACAGGTATAGGAATCTACACATCTTCTGGCACTACATTAAGCCGTGATACGGTATATGCTTCCTCTGCTGCTGGAGCAAAAATTAATGTAACTGCTGGTGCTTTTGTATTTTGTACTTATCCAGCTACTAAAGCTATATACATTACAGGGAATGATGTAAATATTCCTTTTGGACCTTCTAATTCTCCAACTGCTATTACTAGAGTAGCATTAGCAATTTCTATGATGAGTTAATATGCCAACAAATTTTGTATCCGCACAGTCCGCAGGCGTCACCACAATCACTACGGTGTATAGTCCAACTACGGCTGGGGTTCAAGCTACTATGTCAGGATGTCTGTTAGCTAATACGACTTCAGCGACAGTAACGGCTACAGTTACGTTAACTAATGCAGGCAATACTGTAACGACAAATATTGTTAAAAATGTCGTGATTCCTACAGGTACGGCACTAGATATTATGAACTCAGCCAAGATTAACGTACCAGAGGATTACGCTTTAAAGGTAGTCGCTAGTGGTGCAGTCGATGTAACAGTTTCCGCAACAGAGGTGTCCTAATGGCATATATTGGAATTCCTTTTGCTGATAACACCAACCTGTTTACAGGCACAGTAACGACTACAGGTGTAGGTTCAACTCTTAATGTAACAGGTTTTGAATCAGCACTTATTCAAGTTGATGGCAATACCTTTGCTGGTATTATTAAATTTGAAAGGTCTTTAGATGGTGTTACTTGGTACGATGCCTTAGTTACTGAACTCAACAGCATGACTCAGAAAACCCAGATTGACAGTTTGGGTATATTCTCAGTTCGTTCAGAGGCACAGTTTTTAAGATATAACGTCACCAATATTACAGGTTCTGTAAGCATCATTATTGATGGTGGAACTGCTCTTGTATCGCCCGTAGATAAGATTTCATGGGCAATGGATGAAGTCAATAATAGTCCATTACACATTAAGGTACAACCCCAAAACTCAGGTATTAAGCAAGACTTATCAGGCGCATTTATATTATCGGATGCTCCACAGGCTGTAACAGTTAACTTAACAGCAACAGCTAACATTCACATTATTGATACACAAGGTTATCAAACCTTACAAATAACAACAGGTGTAGGTTTTGCATCCACGACAGGTGTTGGTTTTTCTACTGATGGCATAACTTTTACCCAAGCACCTATGATGACGGGTGCGGGTGTATTTACAACAGCTTTAGTAGCCAGTACAAATTACACAATACCTTGCGTGGGTAGGTTTGCTAGGATAAGTGCAACAACGGCTGGGCAATTTACTTACACTTTAAGAAACATTCAGGCGCAGATTGCTGGACAAAACTTAGTCGGTATTGGCGGTGCTGCTATATCCGCAGCTACGGCTCAGTTAGGTGTAAACGTAGCTCAAGTGGCTGGTACTGCTGCGGTGACAGGCGGTGTTGCGGGTACTTTAGGTGTTGGTGGAACGAACCTTGTTGGTGTAACATCCGCATCTAACCCTCTTATTGTTGGCGGTGTTGACCCAACGGGCTTGGCAAGACGAGCCACAACGACCATGTTGGGTGACTTAATCACAGGTAACAGAACTATCCCGACAAGTAATGCAACATTAGGTACGGCAACAACAGGTCTTACCCCAATAGCTGCTGTCGGGTATAACAATCAAGTACCGCTTACCATACAAGACACCTCGCAGTATTTAGGACAGACACAAATAGAATTACTAGCGCAATTGTTACAAGAAGTTAAAATCATGAATCAACAATTGTATGAGTTACCTAAAGTTTTATCTTTGGCTTTGCAAGGACCTACTGCTCCGCAACAAAGTCCAAATGTTCAACTTGGCGATGACCCGTTTATTTTACGGAATGATTCGTCTCTTTTTATTAATCAGCAGTAAATTTTTCAAGGAGCTTTAAAATGTTAGTTCAAAACCAAGTAGGTCCAGTCGCTACTACTACAAGTATTTCAGCTGGCTTGCAAGCACCTGCTCGTGCAGGACAACTCGGCGATGCTATTATGTCCGAACTTCATGGTCGTTATTATGAGACCACATACAGACGTGCTCATTTTACGGCTGGTGTGTCAACTCTGATTGCAACCGCCACAACCGCCTCACCAACAACCACAATTACAGGCGCACAAGTTCTGTATAACCCAATTGGTAACACACAAAACGTAGTTATCAACAAGATATCTTTGGGATTTGCACTTGCCAACTTGGCTGGTATTGTTGGTATTGCTACAGGTTTTAATGGTGGTACAGCAATTTCAGGTACTTTGACGGCTTCTACAGCTACGGCTAAGAATAGGTTTTTAGGCGGTGCATCACCAACAGCGTTTAGTTATGCATCGGCTTCTATTACTTTGCCAACTGCTGTGACACTAGACACCATTTTGTTCTCAGCAGGTTCACAGGCTACAACATCAATTGCAACACAACCGAATATGTGTTTTGACCTTGAGGGTAGCATTCTTCTCCCACCTGGTGGATATGCAACAATTTGGTCTAGCTTTGCCATTCCCGCATCATCGTTGTTAAGCACCTTCTCTTGGGAAGAAGTACCAATCTAATATAAGGGGGTTCGCCCCCTTTTTAAGGCTTGTATGAATTTAGAAGAAATCAAGGTTAAGGCTTTAGATAACGTCTCAACTGTTACTACTGTAGGAAACTGGACCTAATAGAGGACTGGGATAAACCATGTTCTCTATATTTCCATATTCAGGAGCACCTTATAGCTCCTTACCTAATGTTAGCCCTAGTGGCAACGTTACAGTTAATGTAGTAGGCGTAGCGGGTACAGGTAGTGTTGGTAGTGTAGCAGTACAAGAAGATGTTAATGTAAACGTTACAGGCGTTAGTGCAACAGGCTTTGTAGGCTCTGTCACCGTCACGGCGGACGCTAATGTAAACGTAACAGGGCTTCAAGCTACAGGATTTGTTGGTGCGGTAACGGTAAACGCAGACTCAAATGTTAATGTAACGGGGGTCAGTGGCACAGGGCAAGTTGGATCAGTAACCGTAGCACCCGCTATAAATGTTTCAGTTACTGGAGTTAGCGGCACTGGACAAGTAGGATCTGTAACAACAACAGCGGGAGCTTCTGTAACCCTAACTGGGGTGTCTGGAACTGCTTTATTAGGTACCGCAACGGTTTTACCTAGTATTGAAGTTAACGTAACGGGCGTTTCTGGTACTGGAGCTGTAGGGTCTGTAACTGTTGAAGAGGGCGTTCTTGTTACGGGCGTAGCGGGTACGGTACAGCAGGGTAATGTATCTATAACAGGCAGTGCGGTAGTTGATGTAGTAGGCGTAGCGGGGACGGTACAGCTAGGCACGGTTGTTGTAGAGCCAAGCATTCCTGTTTCAGTTACTGGGGTACAGGCTACAGGTAGTGTTGGAAGTGTAACGATTGAAATCTCTGTCAATGTGTTCCCAATAGGAGTGCAGGGTACAGGACAAGTAGGTCAATTGTTGATTTGGCAGGCTATAAACGATGCTCAAACCCCAAATTGGACAATAATTAGGACGGCAGCATGAACGTCAGCATAGCCCTAGGGGGTTTTGGTAGCCAAGGCTGGGGTGATGCGGCTTGGGGAGAAGGAAACGTATCCCTTGTGGCTACGGGTTCTATAGGGTCGGTAACGGTTAATGGTGACGCTAATATTTCTGTTACAGGTTTACAAGCCGTAGGGCAGGTTGGAAGTGTAACGGTAGGCGAAGGAATAGGGGTCTTTGTAGTCGGTGTTAGCTGTACGGCAAGCGTGACTTCTATTGCAGTTTGGATTACGATTAATGATAATCAGACGCCAAACTGGGTTGAAATAGCAGCATAAAATGATATTATTAACGCAATATCGTAAGGATAAATTATGGCATCAACATACAGTGATCTAAAAATAGAACTGATCGGCACAGGTGAACAGACGGGTACTTGGGGAGCCACGACCAATAATAACTTTTCCGTAGCGATAGGCGAAGCTATTACAGGCTCGGCAGACGTAGCTTTTTCTAGTGCAGATGTTACCGTAACCCTAACCGACACCAATGCTGCTCAGACTGCCCGTAATCTGCGTTTAAACCTCACAGGCACTTCAGGTGGAGCTAGACAGTTAATCCTAGGTTCTGGCTGCCAGATTGATAAACTATACTTAATAAACAACGGTTTAGCCGACGCCGTTACAGTAAAAAACACGACAGGATCAGGCATAGCCGTTCCTGCTGGTAAGTCGATGTTTGTATTTAACAACGGGACTAACGTAGTAGAAGTCCTTAATTCAGCAGTTTCTATGCAAATTGCTAGTACTTTAAACGTGACGGGTGCGGCTACTTTTGCAGCAGATTCATCTTTTACATCTACTGGGGCGGTATTAATCCCAGTAGGAACAACTGCACAGCAACCTGCTGGCGTTAACGGAAAACTTCGCTACAATAGTACGACTTCTAAATTTGAAGGCTATCAAGCAGGCGCATGGGGTCAATTAGGCGGTGGTGCTACGGGTGGTGGTTCGGATGAGGTATTCGTTGAGAACTCAAGAGTTGTTACGACAAACTATACAATCCCAACAGGCAAATCAGCCGAAAGCGTTGGACCTATCACAATCAATGCGGGAATTTCGGTTACTGTAAGTGCTGGCGAAAGATGGGTAATCCTTTGAAACCAAGTAAAATATACAAAAGGAGTAAATAATGTCTATTGTTTTGCTAGGCTCAACTTCAGGTTCATGTACGCTACAAGAGCAAGCGATAGCGGGTACGACTACCCTGACTTTGCCGACCACAAGCGGAACTGTTTTGACTAGTGCATCGCAGTCAATACCAAGTGCCGCATTACCAATAGGTAGTGTATTACAAGTGGTTAATTTTCAATCAGGAACAAACGCTACTGGAACTGGTGTAATTCCTTACGACAATACTATTCCTCAAAACACAGAGGGTAATGAGTATATGACTTTGGCAATTACACCAAAGTTTTCCACTAGCAAATTAAAAATAGATGTTGTTTTTGTAGGTGTAAATTCACTTTCAAATACAAATGGATTTACTATTGCATTGTTTCAAGATTCAACTGCAAATGCTATAGCGGCTTGTATATCAACAATTGGCAATTCTCAAGTTATACCTTTTCTTTTTACGCACTATATGACAGCAGGAACTACATCAAGCACTACATTTAAAGTTCGTGCTGGGTCAGGTGCTGGAACTACTACATTTAATCCAGCAATAGCAGGTGGAGTTTTAGCTTCTTCAATAACTATTTCGGAGATTGCGGCATGATTGAAGCTATTTACAAACTATATCCTAATGTAGTCCGCACAGTAGGCGATGTTGCTTACGATGCAGACGGCAACGAAGTCGCATACGATAAAGCCGCAGTACAGGCTTATGTAGATGCTCATGCTTATATTGCTAAACGAGCCGCAGAATATCCTCCGATGACAGACTACCTCGATGCGATAGTAAAAGGTGACCAAGCACAGATTGATAAATACATTGCTGACTGCTTGGCGGTCAAAGCTAAGTATCCAAAGGGAGAAGTATAAGTGTTCTTTACTTACGCACATTACAAGCCTGAAGGCGGTCTTTTCTACATAGGAAAAGGCAAGCGTAGGCGT